GCAGCCTCAGCCGCACGACGCTCAGCCCGCTGTGCCCGCTCCGGGTGCCGTGGAGCTTCGGGGGCAGCCTTCTTGGCTGCTGCCTTTTTCTCGGGTGCAGGAGCACCCTGCTTCTCCAGGTCGTCGGCCATCCGATCGATGAGGCCAACATCGCCCCGGGCAATGTCGCGCAGGTCCTCGTCGCTGTGCTCCAGGCGCCCAGGGTTAACTAGGTCATCGGTGCCCAGTGGCTCACCGTGTGTCAGGAGGGCGTCGGCCTTCTCCCGCATGTCCTCGGCGACCTGCTGAGGGTCGCGACCCTCAGCCAGTTCCTTGTTGGCCTCCCGGATGATGTCCGCAGCAGGCTTGCTGTGCGCATCCCGGTCCCCGGTCAGCTTCTTGGGGGCAGCCTTCTTTGCCGGCGCTGCTGCCTTCTTGGCGGGAGCCGGAGCAACCTTAGCGGCAGCCTTCTTGGCCATGGGTGCCCGGCCAGCACGAGGAGGACGCTCAGGTGTGGGCCCAGCCTGCTGTCCACGCCGGGCCAGGATCTTGTCGGCCTCACTGACGATGCGGCGTTCCTCGTCGTTGCGCTCCTGGCCCCGCCACTGGGCAGCCCGGTCGATGAGCCGGCGCTCCTGGTCTGGCGTGTACTTGGATCCCCGCACCTTGGCCGGTGCAGCGGGCGCAGCAGGTGCCTCCGCGATACCAGTGGGCACAGCTTCCGGCGCTCCGCCTTCAGGGGCACCACCTACCGGACGCACCCGGCCCTTGGATACCACAGTGGATTTACCGGTCTCAGGATCTACGTGCGTCACAGGGGGGCGTAGGACTTCCACCTGCTGTCCATCGGCCACGTCGGACACCGAGTCCATGGTGGCCGGGTCATAGTCCACAGTGGACCCGGGCTTGTCCCCGGTCTCCAGGTCCATCTCCCGGGCGGCTGAAGACAGGCGAGCAGCACCCTGGTTGGCTTTGCCCTGCTCGAACAGGTCGGCGGCACCATTGAGCCGGTCGACCAGGCCCTGGCGCCGGTCGGCTGGCACCTCGTCCATGCTCGGATCCGTGGTGATGCCGCGGATGTGCTGAGCGATGACTTTGGGGTCCTGTTTCTGGTGACGCAGCTCCTCCACCGTCTGCAAGGCGTCGGCGACCGGGATGGCACTGGCCATCTGCCGGTATCCCCGCTTGGCTTCAGCCCGCTGCCGGGCTCGGCTCAGGTGCTCCTCCTGTGGGCTGGGGGGCGCAGCTGGGGCCGGTGGGGCGGCGGGTGCCTCGGGGGCAGCCTCTGGGGGCGTGGTGGCAATCTCCTCGGGGGCACGGCCGTCGGCCCCACCGGTGCCACCAACAGACTGCCGGTGGATGGGTTCGTTGCGGGGGGCCGGCCCCTGCCCAGCCGGGGAGGTAGGAGCAGGGGCCGGCTGCGGCGCTGCCTGAGGGGGCGGAGTCTGGACCGAGGGAGACTCCGCCTGGCGCGCTGCATCCTCCGGGGTGACCTGGCCACCGGCACCCATGGGAGGTCGTTGACCAGCCCTGGCCGCCTGGTCATTGGGGGCAACGGGTGCCCCGATCCGAGCTTCACGCTGCTCGGGGGTGAAGTCAGCCCCACGGGGTGCTTCCAGGTTGGGGACGTTGGGCTCGTTCTTCTGCCGGGGCATGACCACGGCCATCATGTAGTACTCGCCCGTGGTCGGGTTGCGGTCGACCCGGGTGATGAGCAGGTTCTGGTCGCGGTCCAGGAACACGGCCCGGTCGTTGTGGGCCCGGCCGGGGATAACAACCTGCGTGCCCTTGGGGACAGCAATGGCCATCTGGATCTTGCCCGGCCCCATCTGGGGCGAGGTGCCGATGTGTGTGGCCGAGTAGCCCTTGTCAGCAACCACGGCCCCCAGCAGACCGTCGAAGTCCCCGTGCTCCTCAGCCATCTGCTGCGGGGTGAACCCCAGCGCCTCCGGCGTGAACACCTGGGTGAGGATCAGGTCATCGTCCAGCGTGACCTTGTTCTCCTCCATCATGTCGATGTAGCGCTGGGTGCTGGGGTCAATGTCGCCCATCTGGAGGTGGGCGTTGGCCTCGTCCCAGTCCACCATCAGCCGGCGGTAGTCGGTGCCGTTCTTGAACCGGACCGGGTTGGCCTTGTTGTGCAGGTACTGGCCCGCCTGGCTGTCGGAGTGGAACGTGCGCGGGTGGAAGATCTGGTCCATCTTGGCCAGGACACGCGGAAGCAACGAGGGGACGTTGAACTTCCTAATCCAGCGTCCATGGAACCCTCGGGGGTGCAGCTGCTCCTGCCGAGGGCCCCACTGACCGATGAACCCTGCCATCTGTTACTCCTGGACTGGGGTGGGCGGTGCCGGAGGTGCCTGCTGCGGAGCCTGCTGCTGGTCGTTGGCAGCCTGCTGCTGGTTGAGGTTGCCGATGCCCGGCTGGACCACTACGTACCGGGCGCTGTTCTCCGCCGCGACGTTCCAGGCCTCCCAGTCCATGCCGGCGGCATCGGTGGCCGACTGGCCAGCCGCCGCATCAGCAGGAACCTGGCCCGCCTCAGCTGGTACCGGTGCTCCGGGTGCCGGCGCAGCCGCAGGGGCAGGCTGCGCTGGGGATGCAGCATCCACGGAGAACACCATCGACAGCCTGTGCGCTCGTTCACGCTGGGCATAGATCTCGTCGTCCTCCAGGAGGTCGGCCAGTCGCTGCGCCCGATCCTGGTCGTCATGGGCAGCGAAGCGGTCAGCCACATACTGCTCCATGTTGCTGATGATGCCGGTGGGTGGGCTCCACTGCTGCTGGGGCTGCTCCTCCGGCCATTCCATGCTGGCCACGAGTGCCATCCTCTCATCGTCCTCAATGGAGTAAACGGGAAACGCTGGGGCGTTCACAGCCAGAGCTGCGGTCAGCTCCAGGTTGCCCCGCTCACGGCGCCAGTCCCCTGACAGCGGGGATCGGCGCAGCTTGGCCACCTTCTGGGCGGTGGCCTCGGGAACCACAGCCCCGGTGAACCAGATGCCGTAGTCGTCCTCGCCGCAGCGGATGACGGCGACCTCGTCGCCGGTGTTGTCGTAGTGCACGGAGGCTGCGGTGTACCCCAGGTGGATGCCGGCATGCCGGGTGTCCATGACGATCTTGCCCACGGCCACCACCTCACCTTCCTGGGTAACCACCGTGCCCAGGTGGAACGGCGCGTACTCCTGGGCCGACTTGGGGGCCAGGACGCACTCCCGCTGGGCCATGTCCCGGTGGCACTCGTTCCAGATGGCCAGGTGCCCGTACACGTGGCCGTCGTCAGTGACGGTGAGCTTGGTCTTGCCGGGCAGCTTGGGGTCCTCGAACCAGGCCTTGGGCGGGTAGACGGGGAACCCGGAGGCCGAGTACTCCTGCTTCATCGACTGGGCCTGGTCACTGATCTGGACTCCCGCCTTCCTGGCGGCAGCCACGATCTTGGCCTTGATCTGGGCCAGCTGCTTGGCGTCGTACTTCTCAGCGTTGTCGGCCTGGTTGATGTAGCTCCAGGCCGCCCGGATGTGCTCCGGGGTGTCGATGGGGTAGCGCTTCTTGCTGTCCCGGTAGCCCGGGTCGGCGTACTGCACGTCCCCGTACGGCTCGGCGGTGGCGAAGGTGTCCATGGACATCTGAACTCCTGGCTGTGCGGACCGGTCCCAGGGGGCACGGATCGTACTGTCGTTGAACTCCTTGGCCATCACCGGGTAGATGTCGCTGATGACGTTGCGCAGCTGAGCGACCTGCTCCTCAGGTACCTGGGGCAGGCCGCCGTGCGCCCCGGACAGGAGCGCTGCCGCTGCGTAGATGGCGTGGTAGATCAAGGTCAGGTTGTTGTTGATGATGTCGCCCAGCGGCAGTCGGTAGCTGGTCGGGTCGGTCGGGGGCAGGCTCGGGTCGTACCACATGAAGGCCCGGCGCATCTTGCCCACATCCTGGCCGCCGTTGGCCCAGGCGGTGATCCGCTTGACCGCGTCGTCGTTGTCGAACACGGCCTCGCGAGGAGCCAGCGGCAGCCCCCGCCAGCCGGACGTGCTGACCGCAGCGACCAGGGCCGGCTTCTCACCACAGCCACAGTCGTCCTCGTCCACGCCGTACTCGCCCGGCATGTCCTCGTCATCCTCGGGCCAGTCCCCGTCGGTGTCCATGACGTGCAGCCGCAGCGAGGCGAAGGCCGGGATGGAGACCAGGGTGGCGCCGCCGATGCCGAACCGGGACAGCCGCTCGAACCCGGTCTCCGGGTCCACCGAGACAGACAGGGAGCCACCGGGATCCAAGCTGGGACCGACCACCCCCTTCTCGGCGAGGTAGCGGGCCTGGCGGGCGGCTGGCACGATCTCCTCATCGAGCCAGTCGCCCCAGCCCCAGGAGAAGTCCAGCCCCTCGTGGTCGGGCCCATAGGTAATGCCCAAGATCCGAGCAACGGTGACGGATCCTTCGTGGCCCCGGCCGGTCCGCTCCCGCCAATCCAGTGGGAGCGGCAGGGTGCGGTGGTAAAGGGCGTCTGGCTCGAAGATTCGTGTGCGGTTTGGTTCCCCTGTTGGGCGCCCGATGGGCGCGAGGGGGCCAGCCCAGAGGTACTGACCGAGGTTCGGCTGTCGGTCAAGAAGTTCCTGGGCAGCAATGAGGGCCTCAGCACTGGCCCCGTATTCGCTCATACTGGCCGTCAGTGCGTGCTCTCCATGGCCTTTACCTGGGGGGGCACCGACGGCCTTCTGGTGCAGGATGTTGCACAGGCCCTGTGGGTTCTTGGGGAAGTACTTCCGAAGATTACGTACACACCGGTCGAAATCATGCGGCATATGCCAGCGGATCTTCGCGGCCCCTTTACCAACCAGCCAGTACTTCTGGAGCTGGAGTGGCATCCCACGAGCAGGGTTAGGATCAACCACGACGCCCCTCCTCGTTCAGAATGACCAGGTCGCACCGGCAGTTGATGACTGTCTCCGGTGGTCCCATTGGATCACCTGGGAACATCAGTGGGAAGCCATCTACGTACCACGGCGCCCACAGATCACGGACCTCCCCATCCACCTGGCGATGAGACTCCCGAACCCGGTTGTCCTGCTCGGTATCCCAGCGCTTGCGCAGCATTCTTCCGGTCACCCGGGATTGCTCTGCACCAGCAGCCATGGTCCCGGCGCCATACGCACGTGTTGTTTCTGTCTGGGCTATGACTCTTGCTCTATTGGACCATCGCTCGGACTCTGTGTAGTCCAGAACTCGATCCACCCGTGCGGCAAGCTGTTCCAGTGATTCACCAGCGTTGGTTCCATCAGTGAGTTCTGCGAATACCAGGTTGGCGACCTCGTTAGGGATTCGCACAAGCAGGTTCTCTGTCTGGGCGAGGGAGGCCATAACCATGGCGTGGCGAGACACAGGTGGCACATCACTGGCGAGACTCCAAGCGCGCATGGCGATCTGCCCGATGTGGGTCAGGATGGTGTCAACCTCATCGTTCCAGTCGCCCTGGAGGCTGTAGATGGCGTTGGGGTCCGGCGTCATCTTGTACTGCCGGTAAGGAGCCATGACTCGCTCGCGGGCCTTGCCGAGCCAGCGCCGCAGGGCACCGGAAGCTACCTCAAACAGCCCCTGCTCATCCTCACGCCGGGACATGGAGCAGCCCCGACTCCTCCAGGTAGAGCTTGAGCAGCTCAGCCCGGTGTGGCTGTCGTTTGACCAGGAGCGTGGTGCAGTACAGGTTCAGCGAGTCGCGCAGGCTGTTGGTGTTGATGGTGGGGTCGACCTGCTCGATGAGCACCGGCAGGTGGTCCCAGGCGCCATTGAGCAGAGTGCTGGCTTGGTTGGGGCCGGACACTGGTAGCTGGGTGTGGTATTCGTACGGCGGCACCGAGAAGGTGTACCGGTGCGGGTTGCCGGCAAGCCGCTTCCCGGCCAGCTCCAACGCTCGGAAGACGGTGGCGTTGGCGATGACGAAGATGTTCAGCGGGGTGACCGAGGCCGCCGCGGTGATCCCAGCCGGGGGTCCGGTGGGCGGACCGCCAGGTGCGTTCTGTGCCACCGTCTCCTGCGGGATGGGTCCACCAGCCGCGTCGCTGATGCCAGTAGGGGGTGCCGGGGGTGGAGGAGGACCCACCCCCGGCTGTCCCGGCTGCTGTGGCGTGACGACGGTTTCCGGGGGGAGGATGTCGTCGGTGTAGCCAGCAATTCGGCGCAGCGCGGGAATCTGGAACAGGTTCGGGTCGCGCAGCATCAGCTCGCGGGTGAACCTGAGGGTGTCTTCCTTGTCGTCGGGGGCATCGCTGATCTTGTAGTCACCGGCCAGGAGTACGGTGGACTTTGATACCAGGCCGGCGTCGTACATCTCCCGCGTCTCCTTGAGGCGCTCCGGGCGCACCGTCAGAGGAGCTGTGTCGTAGGCGAAGACGTAGCGGTCTGGGTCCTCGCTCATCGTCTTCAGCGCAGGCTTCAGGTAGGCCGTGGTGACCGCGTCACAGATGCGCGACATGAGCGGCTTGATGTGGACGTTGATCTGTCCTTCCATGATCTGCCAGGCCCCCCAGTGGTTAGCTTCACCAGCTCCACTGAGGATGGACGGGTCAATGTCCATGGCCAGGGCGAATCGGCGCAGCGCCTCCACCCGCAGGTCGAGGGCGCGCTCGGACAGTTCGCTGGAGAACTGGATCAGGTTGATCTTGCCCAGAGCTTCTAGCGGCATCTCCACAATCGTGGGCAGCACACCCGCGGCCGTGCCTTCACCTCTGAGGGAAGCGCTGCCCGTCTTCATCAGCAGCGCGGTCAGCCCCTCGGCCCCCGGGATATCCACGTCGTCGTCTGGGAACGAGACCTCTTTGGGGATCGGCAGCAGGCCCGCCGACACCAGCCGCGAGTCGATCTGGGCGAACACGAAGCGGGTCAGCCGCTCGATCTCCCAGAGCATCGGCAGCGCGCCCCGTGTGGGGGAGTCGGCCCACAGTGTCCGGCGCGGATGCGGCGTCCACACTCTGATGATCATGTCCCGCTCGGGGTCCAGCCTCTCCGGGTCCCCGAAGTAGTTGGTCATCTCCACCACGCCCGTTCGGGCGTAGCGCTTGATTTCTGAGCCCGACAACACGAACCATTCGTCCGAGTCCACTTCCTTGCCACGGCCCACGATGTAGGCATCGCCAACGATGGTCAGGTTGATCCCCAGCAGTCGGATGGCCTCGGCCTTCTGGGTGGGGCCGCCGAACAGGGTGTCAGCCAGGGCGGCGATCTTCTTGTTCTTGCCCTTGGCCTCGACTTCCTTCTGGATGCGCCCGTTCTCATCCACCTCGGCCACATAGATGCGCACCCGGGAGCAGGCCGAACCGACCCAGTTGGCGACGAAGCGCAGCTCACCGATCACGTCGTACAGGCGCCAGCACTCCGGCTGCCAGGAGTCGTCGCCGAACTTGTAGGCCTGGAATGCTCGCCCTTCCAGGTTGGTGAT